TTAAACTTCCTTTCTAATTGCGCCAAGACTTAAGACATCTGCGTCAGACCAGATACCTAGTTCATACATAACACGAGCAAAATTAGGTTTGCGTCCGTACGAACCACTATTCGTGCCCTCATCGCCAAAAGCGTTGCTCCAATCAAATTTACTTGCATCTTGCAGTGGATTTATCACTTTTGTTAATGGTGACCAGTAATCAAAAGTCCCTGCCTTGCTTCTAAATTTATCAAGTGTAAGCGTTCCTCGTGATGCACTGATCACATTTGGTACAAGTGGCCAAGTTGCAAAATCAGTAGCATTTAGATTCCCAGCAAAGCCGTAACCGTAGACCGTAGCCGTGACAGCATACTCTGGAAACTGTAAGCCACAATCGTTATCAAACCAAATCGTCCATGGCGTGGTTGTACGATCCAAGGTCCATGCAGTCGGCGCATGTTGCACTTCGCTGACTTTGTTGCTTTCGTCCGATTTAGGCTTTAAGCTGTCAATAAAGTCCTGTTCTGATCCCGTATTTCCGAGATCTAGCCAAGTTTGATAAGCTGACTTTCCATCTTTTCCGTCATGACCATTCAAGCCATCTTTGCCAGCTGGACCGATTTTACCAGCAGGGCCGGGATCGCCTTTATCCCCCTTCGGTCCGGGTTCACCTTGTGGACCAGCAACAGATACACCAGCCTCACCACTTTCAGCTATTTCTTTTCTAAGCTGCTCGATTGTAATCGTGCTTAGCGTTGTACCTGTTATATCGTTAAGCGTGCTGGATAGTCGCAACGTGATTTGTTTTTCATCTGGGTAGATATAGAGCTTGTTATCGCGCTTCATCCAGATTTCAAGTCGATAATCGTCAGCAGGTAGATTAGCAAATTTTGCGCTGTCTACTGCGATCGAACCATTTAAAATTTCAGGCTCAACATCAAACAAAAAGCCTGTCCTGTTACCTACTTTAACAGTGACCTCATCGTCTTCTGATACAATAGTCTGCTTGGCATTATCAAACAGTAAAAGCTCATAAACACGACTTGTGTCACGAGCTTTCTGCAGACTATTGTTGATTGTTACTTTTCGCATAGTGATCACCTAATAGCGCAAGTTTTGACCGGGATAGATCAAGTTAGCGTTGCGAATGTTATTAGCACTCTGCAATGCACTGACTGTTGTGCCTAAGCGACTAGCGATCGTGCTTAGATTATCGCCAGAGCGCACTGTGTACGTGCGTTTGGATGTCGCTTGACCGCTGACGCGAAGTACTTGACCTGGGAAAATCAAGTTAACATTGCGAATGCTATTTGCAGTTTGCAATGCGCTGACTGTTGTACCAAATCTAGCTGCGATCGCACTCAAGCTGTCACCAGAGCGCACGGTGTATGTGCTCGTTGTAGCTTGAGTGTTGTTTTGCTTGGCTGTCGATAAGATCTCAACGTTAGAGCGATCGATCCACGACATGATACCACCAAGCAAAACTTTGTTACCGTTTGTTTGAATGACTGGGTAGTCGCGACCTTTAACCCATTGCGGGATCGTTTCACCACTAGCCCACGTCTTAGCACTAAAGTTGACTTTAACAGTGTAGCCAACAGTAATGTTTTTCTTCGGTGTGTTATCCGCTACGATACCTTGATGAACCGCATCAGGTTTTGTGACTGGTTTTTCAGCATCACCATGCTTGTAGCCGTTCTTCGTTACGCCTAACAAGTCAACGTTGTAGTCCAAACCATCAGCTCGTGCAGTTGAAGAAAACTGCCACATGGCAACGCCGTCCATCGATGGAAAATAGGCCCACAAAGGTTCAGTATTGATCGCACTTGTCGGATAAGACGCTACCCAAATGCAGTTCGGAAACTCTGCTAAAATGCGCTTCAAATCAAGATACTGTTGAGCAAACCACTTTCCAGTATATAAAAGCGGTGTGTAGCCAGCTTCACGCACTCGACGCAAGCCGTATAACACATTGTCAGTGTTTGCTTGAACGTTGTCAGTCGCACCTTGCTCATAGTCCAAAGCAACGATAGATTTTTTCGGAGTTTGGATCTTAGGCAAGTGATAGTTCAGCATGCGTGCAGTTTGCATTTGATTTGCGCCTGTTTCCATCCAAATATAGGTGTGCATGCGCAAACCCATAGCGATACCTGTCGACACTTGTGATTTATACGTCCATTGATCGTACAAAGTATTGCCAACAGCACCGCCAATCTGCGCAATGCTGAATGTATCGCTGCCTTTAGCTTTTTGAGCATTAGGACCTTGATATTTAGATGTATCAGTACCAAATTCACGCTCGTCTGCCTTGACGTGATCAGTTTGCACGAGTTTCTTAATCGCTGGCGGTGCGATCAATACGTTTTGAATTGTATTTTCAGCTAACGGCGCAGAAACAAAAAGAGCCGTTGATGCAACGACTCCAAATAATAATTTCTTCTTATTCAACTAGATCACTCCTCCTTTTCTTTTTGCGGGTATTGAGCAAGTAACTCTTTCTGTTCGGCATACGCTTTTTCTACTGCGTTTACGATGATCTGTTCATCTTTTACGGTGAACCCCGCGTTAGAAAGCGCCTGTGCGACAGCTTGTACAGCGTGATTTTTTTTCGCCATACCTGTCATATACTCAGTCACTCCAAGTTTTTGCGCTGCAATCACTGCGTCTTTTGCGAGCGGCTCAAGCGCTCGTAAAATAGTCAGAGCTTGACTGTTTTTAGCTAACAAGTGACCGCAATAGCTGATAACTGCAGTTAAAACAGTCGCTAATAATGTGACTACTAATTCATTTGTGTTCATTTTTCTTGTTCCCCCTACTTTCCAATTTTGATCTGAGCTTAGCGTTTTCTTCTCTAAGCTTTTCTAATTCGCTGATATCATCTTTCTTATCAGCTTTTCTGCTATTAGCAGATGCTGTGATGTAAGCCACAATTATCGAACCAAGCGTACTAATCACAGCGACCCACACTTGGTCAGTCACAAACCATCACTCCCAACGTAATTCAATCACTATTCCAATTAACACGAAAAATGAATAAATGCCTGGGAAACTTAAATAGACACCACGCAAAGCATCATTCGCACAAAATGACAAGAAGAACGCTAGCCACACAAATGTTAACGTACCCGTCATGATCTGCTTGTAGTACAAATGCTTGATGTCCCACAAAGCAAACACCAATGCGATCGTTCCGACCACAGCCAACATAAAAATAAACGGTGGATCATCAAGCGCAGCTAACGGACTATGATCCCAATCAAAAATACCTGTTGACCGCTTAACGATAAAGAAAAACGCCAGAGAGTATGTCTCCAGCGCTTTCAGTAGCCAAAATCGGTTCTTTCTAATATTTTCTAACATTTTTAACCCCCTCTTCCTACCCACCCACCACAAAAAATCATTTAAGATAAATAGCCTTGTATCCATTGAAACCTGAATAACTTTCATCAACCTTAGTTGTCCCGTAAATATCCTCTCTAGCCGGTGACCATGGTGTAGGCTGTGCTCCCTTTTCGATTTTTACACATTTAAGGTAGACATCATAGTTACCTTGGAAATAGATTACAAAAGCCTTGTTTAGAGCTGAAATCTTTCCGGAAACACTATACCTTTTCCAATCAGATGTCAGGCTAGTGTTTGAAATAGGAGAATTTACCGCCTGATTTCCACTCTCGTTTCCTACAGCAATGAACATCCCGAGACCTTTAGCATCAAACGATAAAGTATAATCATCACCGACTTGTAGTTCTCCATTTGGAAAAGCCTTTCCCCATTTGGTGTATATACCACCATTAGATTGACTACTTAGATGGGCAACTGTAACGTCCCCTTGAGTTTCATATGACGGTGTGACATTTTCTTGACCAACTCCTTCGGGCCACTTAAAATTTAGTGACCCTTTCAACAAATTTATCCCCGGAACTTGCAAGTCCGTTCTCATTTTTAACTGATCTGGCAACTTATCGAAATTTGTCTTTATCTCTATCTGGCTTATTCCATTTTCTGATGATATTACACGACCAACTAAATTTTGCTTATTTCCACCACCAAACATTCCTTCGGGCTCTGTTCCGAGCGGCACAAGTCCCAAAGCATACTCTTGATACAATAGATCAACATCTGCTCCTACTGTTAGAGTTTTTTCTACTTCCATGACCAAACCTCGAGTTGTCATCGTCAAGTTGGCCCTAGTTCCTTCACGCACTCCGTTATATGCGGAAACACTAAAAGTATACGTTGTCTTTGGGAGTAGATTTTGGACTGTAAACTGCTTATTAGTAGTTTCTGAGATTTTTTGTTGATCCTTATAAATGCGATACTGCATTGATTATCAACTCCAACCTAGTGTGACGCTTGTTGCTGTTGCGCTGGTACTACGCAACCCGCTAACGTTTACTAGCGCTTCGTAGACGGTCATCCGAATCACGCTTGACTGCACGCTACCAACAGTCGCCTTGATGTCAGTAGTACCTGTTTTACGTGCCGTGATATTACCATTCGCATCGATCGTAGCAACATCTGTATTAGATGACGTATAAGATACGGATCCGTCTGTTTGATCTGCCGGGTTAATTGTCACAGTCGCTTTAGCGATCCCACCAACTTCAAGCGAAGTCGAATTGATCGTTAATGTAACTGACACTGCAGAAATGCCAGACGTTGCCACAGTAACAATGTTAGACTTCTCGCTTTCACGTAGCCCGTTGTGTGCAGAAACAGCAAAGCGATACGTTGTTTTAGCTTTCAGATTCGTTGCGGTGTATGTCGTTGTATCTGTGACTTCTGCAACTTTTTGCAGTTGTCCAGTCGAGCCTTCACCACGATAAATGAAAAACTTCATTTGTGATCACCCGCCTTAACCTTCTGGGAACATCTTGTCGTAGTCTGACTTAGCAAAATACTTTACTTCAACGAATAATTGAACGTCTTCTTTTGTGAATAGACCCATTTTGTAAAAACGGTTCACTACTTCGTAACTGTATAACATACTAGTTAGCCTCCTTTGCGTTGTTTGCCTGTTGTTTCATCAATGTTGCTAAGAGCAAAGCGCTTTGTTCTCGTTCTTTCTTGAGAGCGTCGACATCAGCTTGTAACTTTGCAAGCGTGAGCATCTGCTGTGCGTTTTGCTCGTCTTTCTGAGTTACATCTGGAATATCGTCTGGTTTTTGCTGTTGCTCATACTTCTCTTGAAATTCTTCTTGCGACATCGATACCCAGTTTGTACCATTCCATGATGGTGCATACATACCCGTGCCATCAGCGTTAACTGGCGCGATCGTTGTTGCGTTTTCTGGTACTGGTGTCCCATCATCGATCACATCAGTATATGCAAACTCTTTTGTGGTTTCATCAAAACAATAGATCAACATTTATAGCTCACTTCCTTCCTAGTTGTATAAGATCCCGGCAACATCAAGCCCTAAACCTTTGTTATTGTACTCGTTACCACGAGTATAAATCGTCAGCAAACCTTTAGTAACATCAAAGTTCGAATCGTAAATCCAATGATCATCAGTGACTTGTCTCGTATCTTTAAAACGTTGAAACTTTGAAAAGCCATTCAAGTAGGACTTAGGGATCGTTACAGCTTCTTTGAAAGTCCAGCCTTTCATTGTGACACTACCGACAAAGGCGCCTATCGTGATAATCGCAAAACTATTGAATTTATAAATTCGACAGTAACAAGAATTGCGATCAACAGTAAGCCCGTTGATAGGTGTAAATTGCTCTTTTGGGATATCTACAATGCTCCCATTCATTCGCTCAAGCTCATTTTTTACGTTATTAAAGTTTTGCATGATTGCTTCTGGACCACCGTTCATGCCCGTGATAATCGGTTGTAATGAGATAGACATTATCTATCAGCCTCCTTTGTTATTCATTCCAATCTAATTTTTCTGTTTCATCATTGATCCGTGTTGCACGTAAATTACGTGGTGCTGTCACTGTGGTTGGTTGTGGATCCGTCTGCGGCGGTGCAACTGAGTCAGTCGATACTTGATGTTGACCGTTGCCTGCTAATGCGCGTTGATCGTCAACGTCTCCTAAATCGAATCGCAACGTCTTGTAGCCATCGATAAGATACCAATAACCGTGCTTATACTCGACTGTACCGTGCATTGAATAAACTGTTGGCAAATGGATCACAACAGTATTCAGATCCTGGTAGTCGACTTGCGGCGCTACGCTTGTGAAGTTAGTACCACCAAACGACCCGCTTGGACCAGTACCTAAACCACCGGTTTCAGTACCGATAGCGTATTCGTAGTAAAGAATGTTTACTCGTGGATTGCGATTTTGATTGTGTTTCAACGTGATCGTAAAGCCTGCAGGTACATATGATGCTAGCAAACTTTCGATGTGCTCAAGTCGATTATCCAACGTGATATAACTCCCGTATCGGTTAGAATTGCGGGCTAGAATAACTTCGCTATCGACTGTCGCATTTGCGATCACTTGCAAGAACTGGTTCTCTAAATCAGTTTGTCGTCCTTCGACCTGTCCTTGGCGATTGACAAGTTCGAGTTTCAGGTCGTTCATCGCCCGCTTAAATTCTTGCTCATCATTGATCAGATACTGTGCGATACGTGCTGTATAGATCGCCCATTGCGCTAACGTCTCACGTACGTCCTTACCGTACATTTTTTCACGTAACCAGGTAGCTACCGTTTGAGCAACCTTTTCAACATCACCAACAGAAATATCACGCTGAAGCTTTTTTAGATCTTCTTGCGTGATCGGTGTATTATCTCGATATGTCACTTTCTCACTTCCTTTCAGTTAAGATAAGTTTTGAATTTATCGCTAGGCTCTGTGTTCATATCAACATTGCCAGTGATCCCAGATACACGGCCCTTGCTTGTGTATTGCCAGAGATCGTAAGGGTGCGTAGGTTTCGTACTATTGACGATAGAGCCATCGTTTTGACCGTAACTTGGGATCCAGATCGCACCAGCTCTAGCAGTGTTCAAATTGAAGCTGTTATACAGGTGATTTGCGATATACAGTACGATCTTGTGATCTGGAACGCCTAAAGTATTAAGCTGTGACATGAACGCTTCGATACCAGCCCGCATCTGCGACACGTTGCCACCCATTTCAGTACTTTCCACATCGATCGCATAAAAAATAGGCTGCTGCTTGTTAGCAACAACCCGCTGTGTTCTTTGATAAAAATCTCTGGCTTCTTGCTGTGCGTCCGATGTCGATGTACCACGAAAGTAAGCATACACTGCATACTTTCCACCAGCAGAAATGCACTTTTGCAAATTCTCCATGTATTTTAAATCTTGATGCGATGATCCGTCTTGAATTCGGATAATGCTCAAAGTTACGTCATCTCTGACAACGCTATTCCAATCGATCACACCTTGCCATTCTGACACATCAATGATTTTTCCGATGTGCTGTGGCTGTGGCGTTTGTCCATTGAATTTGTTTTCCAGCTCTTGCAAAGCCTGCTGTAAGCTCTTGATTTGAGCATTTGAACTTTTAAGTGCCTTTTCAAGATCTGCAGTGCTTAACTTCTGATCTCTGATCAAATTATAAAAAGCGTCACGTTCAGCATCATAAGCTTGCGATGATTGATTTCTATACGCATTTACAGAAAGAGGATCATTACTTAGCGTCATCGTTGTATTTTGAACTTGCAATAGATCTATCGACATTGTCACGATCCGTTCATCGATTTCTAGGCCTTGCAAAGAATTCTGTACGGTAACAGTATCTCCACAATCAAACATAGCGACACCATCTTTGATATAAGATAGGTCAACATATGTTAGTTGTATCTCGTATTTGATAGCTTTTTGTGAAGCTAGATAAGCACGCCCTTTTTGTAACAAAGTATCAGCAGTATTAACGTCATCCCATGTCTGCACTTTGGCTCTGATCCCAAATTCTTTGATCAGTTCTTCATCTCGCAGATACTCGTTGCCACCATTAGCGCTAGCAATCGTTAAACGTGGACTTGATACCTCAGTCTTGTTTTCTTCGTTTGTTTGACGCTCTTGTGTAGCCCCCAATGGTTTAAGAACCGTTACTACTTCGGTAGGATCAATATTCCTTGAAGATGACAGCAAGTTCTTAGCCAACTTTATCTTCTGCGTAGCCGTCCCACCGATTTTTGGCATATAGTCGAGATATAGCGTTCCGTTTTCATTACGAACTCTAAGCTCGCCACCTAAGCGACTGACAAGCTTGTCTTGAATATTGTCGTACGTATCTTTTGTGTCGTCGACAAAACGATAAACGTTATCAGTCGAATTAGTAACGGTGACATTGCCTAATCGCATTTGCTTAAAGCTTTCTACTTGCTTGTTATGCTCATTTATAAGAGCTTGTAAGAAGTCTTTAGGGGTTGTGTCGTGGAACTCTTTCCACGGCTGAACACTATCATGCAGAAAGCCTTCTAGCCCCTCACAAATCGCTGTCTTTTGAATAACGCCGCTAGTGTCCATACTATCCGAATAAGTCAAGACACGGCCCTCGAATAGCACTTTGTTTTTATCTGGACGTGTCACTTTGACAAAGAACTTATACGGCTTAATGATCGCATAAAGTTTATGCGAAGGATCTAACGTGAATGTAAAGCTGTCATAAGCGCTAACGCTTTTAGACACAGTTGCAGACACTAATCTGATGCGTTGATAAACATCAGAGTTGAGCAACATCTCTTGCCCATTCCAACCTTCACGAATAGTAACTCGATATCCCTTGCTCATTAGATCACCTCTTCCGTCCAGTCAAACGATACTTTGCCACTACCGACGATCGTAATCAAGCTTTCACCTTTAGGTAGTATCAGATCATCACTAGCATTAGTTCCACTTCCCAAGTGATAACGCTGATCATTCAAGATTAGATCGATTGGATTATCACACTCAACAGATAGCTCAGCTTCACGATCGCCAGTGTTGATCAACATCAGATTTTCAAACTCTTTGACATCGAACTCTGTTTCTTGCGCTGCGTCTAGATCGAAACTAAATGGATCCCAAACGTCATCAAAGCGTTTCTTGAGGCGATAAGCATCACATTGGAACGTGATTGTTAGCTTTGAAAAGTTGTAGTTTTCTTCTAAAGTAGGCGCTACTTGAACTTCGCCCATAAATGCATAATTCGGCATAGCGTCATCACGTAGTAGACTCTTTCCTATAGGTTGATATAGCCAACGTGTAATCTCAGTAACCTTGCTATATAACTCGTATGGATCTTCACGCCCGTATGCTATTTTGCAAGGAAATGTGATCGTGCGTTCATCATAGACATTCTCGCCGTAGACGTTGCTCAAGTCTACTTGCTTTGAACTGTACGGCAACTGTATCAAGCTTTTTCTTTTTTGAGGTAGCGTCACTTGTTTAGTATCTAAAATCCTTATACCGAACTCACTAGAATGTCTACCGTTGAATGTAAAGCCATAAGCTTTATTAGAAGTTGACATCTACCGCTAACCCCCTTTGCCCTAAAATATTTCTTTGATTGCGCTCATGCGATCCATATCTCTCATAAGCGACTGCGAAGCTTCTACCATCAACCTTTACTTGCTTGTCAGCAATGATATCAAGCTTGCGGTTAATAGCTTCGATTTGTTGACTATAATCAATGCTTGCGTAACTTTGCGTACTGTGAGTAGTGCTGTTTGTTTGACTTGTGCTTGGCGCTATGCCATAGCCGTTAGACCCGCTGAACTTAGCGCTGTCAATGATATGCGCGATCTTTGCGCTAAAGCTATTTGGATTGATCTCAGCACGTTGCTTGATTGCACTAGCTAACAATGAGTCAGCATTTGGCTTGCGATTGTTGATCACAAATTCGTCACCATCTTCTGCGATCCAAGCCAACTGCTTGTTGTATACGTGTCCGCCATTTGCATAGCCGTGACCGTGACCGATCACTGCCAACATGTCAGATCCGTATCGAGCTTTAGCGTAGTGGATCGCAGCTAACATATTGTCATAGCCGTTAAAGATATCTTTGTGACCTGGGAAAGCATGCGCATTAAATGTCGCTGAAATCGTCTGTAACAGACCTTTGGCAAGATCGCCAGTCAATGTATTAATGTCGACATAACCGCCCTGCACAGCCTTAGGGTTACCACCAGACTCGCTTTGAATCTGACGTAACCAAGCTTGCACATAAGCATCGGATGTTGGTAAGCCGTTAGCTGCCAAAGCCTTTTTAACGTAAGGCTCCCACCGTTTTGCGCCTTCGCCGGGCGGGTTACCACCAGACTCATCGAACTTCTTTTTGAACTCTGACAATTTATTTTTGAACCAATCAACTGCTGATTTTGGTATATATTCACCAGCACCTGCACCGATATCATGCCAAATACCGCTAGAAGCGTTCTTTTCCTTCTTGAACAAGCTCATCAGTAATTCGAGTGGGTTCTTCAACGCATCTTCCAGTTGATCAATTTTGTCAGCTAGCCATTCACCGATATCACCTGTAGCATTCCCAACGAAACTTGCAGCTTTTCCTAACCAGTCGCCAAACCCGCCCTTATATTGTGGCAAGCCAAGCAACATAGCGGTTTGTTTAGCTGGCATAACAGCGTCACCAGCTTCAAGATGAGTTAAGACATTACGCTCTTGTGGCAGTTCGACAGATCCATCACGTCTGAAAATAGCTTCTCGATATGTTGGGCTCTCTTCGTCATTGACTAACGCTAGTGTTGATTTTGAAATACGTCCGCCGTCTTTTAAACGTGGAATAAGATCAATGGTCTGTTTTTTACCACCGAAGAAATGAACTACGCCATTAATACCTTTAATACCACCATTCACAAAATCAATGATTCCGTTAAATCCAGCTTTAGCAGCGTCTTTCATGCCGTC